CTTAAAAAAATCCCCGGGGGTTATTTTAAGGATTCGCTTTTAGGAAATGATGCAGTATTTGAGCGAGCTTACAGGGTTGGTGGCAGCTTTTCTTCATGTGCTCCTCCTTCTTCCTTTCATGTTTTTCTCCTTTCGGTGATTGATGGAAGCCAGCTCTGTAAGTTCTCTCAAATACTGTATCAAAACCCATGCAAAACGGATACTTGCAAAGCAAATAGTACATGGCAACAAACAGAGAGGAGGCAGTAAGGATGCCAAAAGGTAAAGCTGCAAGCTCTTCTGAGTCGTCAAGAAAGATGAGACCGGCTTTATCTCCGGAGGCTAGAGAAAATCAATTGGTTTCTTTGGCCGTTGATCTTGCTGAAAAGCAGTTAAGAGAAGGAACTGCTTCTTCTCAGGTTATTACTCATTATCTGAAACTTGGTTCGACTAAGGAAAAGATAGAAAAAGAAATTCTTGAGAAGCAGAAAGAGCTTATCGAGGCCAAAACACAAAACCTTCAATCCGCAAAACGTGTCGAAGAACTCTACACCAATGCTCTTAACGCTATGCGTCATTATTCTGGTGCCGGGGGCGATGAAGATGAGTGTTAGAACTTATACGGAACTGATATCTCTTCCGACATTTGAGGAACGATTCCGTTATCTGAAGTTGGATGGAAAAATCGGCGAAGCTACTTTCGGTTTTCAAAGGTGGCTTAATCAAGAATTTTATCATTCCAGCGAATGGCTGAGTTTTAGAGACGACGTTATCATTCGAGATAATGGGTGCGATTTGGGAATTGCCGGCCATGAAATATTTGGACCGGTACTAATACACCACATCAATCCGATTACTTATGAGGATATCATAAATCGAAATCCTTGCGTCTTTGATTTGGAAAATGTGATATGCACGCAGCTAAAAACACATAACGCTATTCACTACGGAGACGAAAGTATCCTTATCTTAAAACCGGTTCAAAGGAGTCGCAATGATACTTGCCCTTGGCGAAAAAAATGAAAGGAGTACATTTTATGAGCACGATGTATGAAGATGTCGATATGGAAAACCCTGACGGAGTTTCCGGAGATGGCAGCGATGTCTGCGACGGTCTTATTGGCGTAGTGGTTAATTGTCTGTCGTTGAATATCCGAGAAAAAGCTTCTGCCGATTCAAATGTAATCGCGGAAGCAAAGGCTCTCGATGAGCTGAAAATCGACATGGCAAATTCCAATGATGATTGGTATGCGGTCTGTACAGTTGCCGGTATCGAAGGCTTTTGCATGAAGAAATTCATCGCCGTTAGAGAGTGAGGTAATTCGATATGGACAGCATACTGACATCGATTAAAAAACTGCTCGGAATTACAGAAGAATACGAGCACTTTGACCCGGATATCATCATGCATATCAATTCGGTATTTTCTGTTCTTACCCAACTTGGTGTCGGTCCTGCTGAGGGATTCCGTATCGAAGATGACGGCGCCGAATGGTCTGAATTTCTGCAAGATGATTTCCGTCTTGAGTTTGTTAAAACCTACATTTATCTAAAGGTTCGGTTGGCTTTTGATCCTCCGCTTAGTTCAGCAGTTATCGAGTCTATCAACAGACAGATAAGCGAGCTTGAGTGGAGGATCAATGTTTCTGTCGACCCGAAACCAGCAGAGAAAGGAGAAATTCAAAATGGATAATATTTCGCTTTCTCATCATGGTATCAAAGGAATGAAATGGGGCGTTAGGAGATTCCAGAATAAAGACGGATCTCGAACAGCCGCTGGAAAAAGAAGAGCGAGGGAAAACGCTTCCGAAGAACCAAGCCATGATGATTATAAAAAGGCTCATAGCGGCAAAAGCGTAAAAACCATGAGTGATGCTGAGCTTCGCAGCCGTCTTAATCGTCTGCAAATGGAGCGGCAGTATAAGCAGTTGTCCGGCAGTGATGTTAATCGCGGTAAAGAATTTGTTTCTAAGACAATGAAAGCCGCTACTGGAATAGCAACTGCTACCACCACAGCGATTACGCTTTACAACAACTATGACAAGATTAAGAAAATCGTCAGTGGCCTTAGCAAGAAGTAAAAAGGAGATCGATTGCTTATGGCATTATCAAACACTGCCGTCCCCAAATATTACGGCATGTTTCGTGATGCCGTTCTTCGAGGGGAAATCCCGGTAAACAAAGAAATCTCCATGGAGATGAATCGCATTGACGACCTTATTGCCAACCCCGGCGTTTACTATGACGACCAGGCGGTTGAAGGATGGATCGCCTATTGCGAAGCGGAGCTGACTCTTACTGATGGTTCCGATCTTTCTTTGCTGGACACATTCAAGCTATGGGGCGAACAGATTTTTGGATGGTATTACTTTGTCGAACGAAGCGTATACCAGCCAAATCCAGATGGTCACGGTGGACATTACGTTCGGAAGAACGTTAAGAAGCGTCTTATCAATAAACAGTATCTTATCGTAGCCAGAGGCGCTGCAAAATCAATGTACGCTTCCACGCTACAGGGATACTTTCTCAACGTTGACACTTCCACCACACACCAAATCACCACGGCGCCGACCATGAAGCAGGCGGAAGAAGTTATGTCTCCTTTGCGTACTGCGATAACGCGTTCTCGCGGACCGTTGTTCCAGTTCCTGACGGAAGGTTCTTTACAGAACACCACCGGTTCAAAAGCAAATCGCACCAAATTGGCGTCAACCAAAAAAGGCGTGGAGAATTTTCTTACCGGTTCTCTTCTTGAAGTTCGACCGATGAGCATCGCCAAGCTCCAGGGTTTGCAGATTAAGGTAGCAACGGTTGATGAATGGCTTTCCGGCGACATTCGAGAGGATGTTATCGGTGCGATTGAACAGGGCGCTTCAAAAGTAAACGACTACATTATTGTAGCAATCAGTTCCGAAGGTACAGTCCGTAACGGAAGCGGCGATACTATCAAAATGGAGTTGATGGACATCCTCAAAGGAGATTACATCAATCCGCATGTATCCATATGGTGGTACAAACTCGATTCGATTGACGAAGTTGGAGATCCGGAAATGTGGCTTAAGGCCAATCCGAATCTTGGTAAAACTGTGAGTTACGAAACTTACCAATTGGATGTGGAAAGAGCTGAGAAAGCCCCCGCCGCACGAAACGATATTCTCGCGAAGCGTTTTGGGTTGCCCATGGAGGGATATACCTACTACTTTACTTATGAAGAAACGCTTCCTCACCGAAAGAGAGACTATTGGCAGATGCCATGTTCTCTTGGTGCAGATTTATCGCAGGGCGATGACTTCTGCGCTTTTACGTTTTTGTTCCCATTGTCAAATGGCTCTTTTGGCATCAAGACACGAAATTACATAACTTCTATGACATTGATGAAACTGCCCGCAGCTATGAGGATCAAATACGATCAGTTCATGGCCGAAGGCAGTTTAATTGTTTTAGAGGGCGCTGTGCTCGATATGATGGACGTTTACGAAGACCTCGACAATCATATTTCAGAGTGCGGCTATGATGTTCGTTGTCTTGGCTTTGACCCGTATAACGCCAAAGAATTTGTCGCCAGATGGGAACAGGAAAATGGTCCGTTTGGCATTGAAAAAGTTATTCAGGGCGCCAAAACGGAATCGGTTCCTCTTGGGGAATTAAAGAAGCTTTCCGAAGAAAGGATGCTTCTCTTCGATGAGGAACTCATGACTTTTGCTATGGGTAACTGCATTACCCTTGAAGATACCAACGGAAATCGAAAATTGCTCAAGAAACGATACGAGCAAAAGATTGACGCTGTTGCCGCGATGATGGATGCATATATCGCATACAAGCTCAATCGTGATGCGTTCGACTAAAAAGGAGGTGATGATTCAAATGGGAATGTCTTTTGGATCCAGACTGAAACATGCTTGGAACGCATTTACGGGAACTGATTATACAACCTATCAGGATGTTGGACCTGGCTATTCGTCCAGACCCGACCGTATCCGCCTTACCAGAGGCAACGAGCGGTCCATTATCACTTCTGTGTATAACCGGATTGCTTTGGATGTTGCGGCGTTAAATGTGCAGCATATTCGTCTGGACGAAAATGGACGCTTCTTATCCGTTATTCAGGATGGTTTGAACACCTGCCTTACTGTAGAAGCAAATATCGATCAAACCGCCAGAGCCTTTATTCAGGACATTGTCGTATCTATGCTTGATGAAGGCTGCGTGGCGATTGTGCCCGTTGATACAACTTACAATCCTTCCGTTACCGGTTCGTATGACATTCAAACCATGCGAGTCGGTAAAATTTTAGATTGGTATCCACAGCATGTTAGGGTCCGCCTCTATAACGAGCGGACCGGGACAAAAGAAAACATACTGGTGCCAAAGAGTACAGTAGCGATTGTTGAAAATCCTCTGTACGCAGTTGTGAATGAGCCTAACTCTACCATGCAGCGGCTTATTCGAAAACTTAACCTACTTGACGTCATCGATGAACAGAGCGGTTCTGGAAAATTAGATTTAATTATCCAGTTGCCCTATGTCATCAAGACGGAAGCAAGGCGCCAACAGGCCGAAAACAGGCGAAAAGATATTGAAGCTCAGTTGTCCGGTACTAAATACGGTATTGCTTATGCCGACGGTACCGAGCGAATTACGCAGTTGAATCGTTCCGTCAACAACAACCTTATGTCGCAGATTGAATATTTAACGAGTATGCTATACAGCCAGTTAGGTATCACTCAAAGCATATTGGACGGTACGGCGGACGAGAAAACGATGCTGAACTACAATAACCGAACGATTGAGCCTATTATTTCAGCCATTGTTGACGAAATGAAACGAAAGTTTCTAACAAAAACCGCCCGATCACAATCCCAGTCGATTTCGTTCTTTAGAGACCCGTTTAAACTCGTTCCTGTCAACGATATCGCTGAAATTGCTGATAAGTTCACTCGAAACGAAATTATGACATCGAATGAAATTCGGCAGGTTATCGGCATGAAGCCTTCGGATGACCCGAGAGCGGACGAGCTTAGGAACAAAAACCTCAGCGCCCCGAGCGAGTCAGAGCCGGAAATCAATCCGCCTGTCGAAGACGAAAATGTTGAAACAGAGTAGTTTCGAGAGTAGGGTCTCTAAAACAAAAACGAAATAAGGAGGAAATTCAAAATGGAAAGAGCATTTCAGCCTGAAGCCTGCGATTTCAGCGGATGGGCAACCAGAAACGACCTTAAATGCTCTGACGGAAGAGTGATTCGTAGAGACGCGTTCAAACATGATGATGGAATCAAAGTCCCTCTCGTATGGAATCATCAGCACAATGACCCACGCAATGTGCTTGGTCATGCATGGCTGGAAAATCGTCCAGAAGGTGTTTATACCTACGGCTTTTTCAACGATTCCGAATCCGGCGAGATCGGAAAGATTCTTGTAAAACATGGGGACATTTGTGCGTTGTCTATTTATGCCAATCAGCTTCAGCAGAGAGGGTGCGACGTTCTTCATGGAGAGATTCGTGAAGTAAGCCTGGTCCATGCCGGCGCAAATCCTGGCGCTTTTATCGATTCTATGCTCAAGCACGGCGAAGACTCGGATGATGAAGCAATCATCTATACGGGTATGCCGCTCTATTTGTCGCATTCCGATGCTGATAAGCAGGAAGACAAGGCGGACGGCGGTGAAAAGAAGGATGATCCTGAGAAGAAGACCGATTCCGATGGGGAGAAAACTGTCGCCGATGTAATCAACAGCATGACCGAAGAGCAGAAAAACGTTATGTACGCTATGATCGGTCAGGCTATGGACGACCAGGGGGAATCTGACCCCGAGTCTGAAGACAATAACGATGACGATTCTAAAGGAGGAACCAATACTATGAAACATAACGTGTTTGATAAGGATGACCGTCAGAAGGAGAATGTTCTCGTTCATTCCGATGGGTCTGAGGTATCCCGCGAAGAGATTTCTACGATCTTTGGTGATATCAAGCGCTACGGCAGCCTGAAGGACAGTGTGCTTGCTCACGGCATTGACAATGTGGACTATCTGTTCCCTGACGCCCAGACTTTGGCTAACACCCCCGAATTTATTCAGCGTGATACCGGATGGGTAAAGAAGGTTATGAGTGGTGTGCACCACACCCCGTTCTCCCGTATTAAATCCATCTTTGCCGATATCACTGAGGACGATGCACGCGCAAAGGGGTATTTCAAGGGCAAGCTGAAGAAGGAAGAGGTCTTTGGCCTTTTGAAGCGCACCACTACCCCGACTACTGTTTACAAGAAGCAGAAGATGGATCGCGATGATGTTGTCGACATCACCGATTTCGATGTTGTGGCGTGGCTGAAGTCTGAAATGCGCATGATGCTGGACGAGGAGCTGGCCCGCGCTTATCTGATTGGCGACGGCCGTCTTGCTTCCAGCGATGATAAGATCAATGAGCAGAACATCCGTCCCATTCTCAAGGACGAGGAGCTGTATACCATTCAGGCTACCGTCAGCGTCCAGTCTTCCGCTACTGAGGACGACAAGGCCCGCGAGTTTATTCGCACCGCTATCAAGGCCCGCAAGAACTATAAGGGTTCTGGTCAGCCTACTCTGTATACCACTGAAGACATTCTTACCGACTGCTTGCTTCTGACCGATACCACCGGTCGCGATCTCTACACTGATGTCGCTCAGCTTGCAAAGAAGCTCCGCGTTAAGGAGATTGTGACCGTTCCGGTTATGGAGGGTGTAAACGGCAAGAACGGCGGCGCTCTGATGGGCATTATCGTTAATCTGGCGGATTACAATGTCGGCGCGGATCGCGGCGGCGCTGTGAACATGTTCGACGATTTCGATATCGACTACAACCAGCAGAAGTATCTGATTGAGACCCGCTGCTCCGGCGCCCTTATCAAGCCTTATTCCGCTATCGCTCTTGAACTGAGCACCGCCGGTTAAAATCAACAACATAAAAATAGCAAGGAGGACTAATCAATGAATAACATGACTGTTGTTTACGCTGACGCTGAAGAGAAATATGTGAAAAACGTTATTCTCTATGGTAAGACGGCTGATAATTACCTGTACACGGACAGCAAGTGTTCGGAAGCGAATAGAGTTGATAAAGATACCCTTCTCAATCTGTGCAAGAAGGGCGTAATTATCAACTATAACAGCACGTATTACATGCCGCTGTTTTTCAAGGAAGAGTCTGGCGGCAGCGTATCCGTAACCTTTGCGACTGCTGTTTCCGCGTCTGCTTCTGCGGCGACTACTCTGTATTCCAAGGAGTATTCCGCTGACTAAAGGGGTGAAAATTCAAAATGGCGAAGTTTTATGGACCAATCGGCTATGCTGTTACTGAAGAAACGACCCCAGGCGTATGGGAGCCCCATATCTCCGAGCGAATGTATTTCGGCGAACTTGTCAGAAATACCCGCAGACTTCAGACAGCCGACAAACTCAACGACAACATCAACGTTTCGAATGAGATTAGTATTTTGGCCGATCCATTTGCTCGCGAGAATTTTCACTTGATGAAGTACGTTGGGTTTATGGGTGCTAAATGGAAGATAGAAAGTGTCGAAGTTCAGTACCCTAGACTAATACTGACGATAGGAGGGGTATATAATGGCGAATAGACTAGATCTACAGGCTTTGCTGGAAGATCTTCTGGGAAGCCGAAATGTGTATTACCAACCTCCCGAGTCAGTCAAGATGAATTACCCCGCCATCGTTTACGCTCTCGAAGATATCGAGAACACGTTTGCAGATGACGGGGTATATTTGTCTAACTGCAAATATCTGGTGACGGTTATCGATAAGAATCCGGACAGTTCTTTTATTGACATAGTGGCAAAATTGCCTACTTGCCGGTTTGTGCGGCATTACAAAAGCGATAACCTGAACCATTACGTTTTTATACTTTACTTTTAACAAGGAGGAACGAACCTATGAGTAAACTTGTTTGGGATAAAACCGGTGAACGTTTGTACGAAACCGGTGTAGACCATGGCGTTCTCTACCCTATTCAGACCGGCGGTCTTTATAATAAGGGCGTTGCCTGGAATGGTCTTACCGCTGTTACCGAAAGCCCCTCCGGTGCGGAGGCGTCTCCTATTTACGCAGATAACATCAAGTATCTGAACCTGATGTCTGCTGAGGAATTCGGCGCGACTATTGAGGCTTATACTTATCCGGATGAATTCGCTGAGTGCGACGGCTCTGCTGAAATTGCAACCGGCGTGACAATCGGCCAGCAGGCCAGAAAGGTGTTCGGCCTCAGCTATCGTACTGTCATCGGTAACGATGTTGACAGCAACGACTACGGCTATAAACTGCATCTGATTTACGGCGCTCTGGCTGCACCTTCCGAAAAGGGATATACGACTATCAACGACAGCCCCGAAGCCATCACCTTCTCTTGGGAAGTCAGCACGACTCCTGTCAACGTAACCGGCTTTAAGCCTACCGCTTGCGTGATTATCGACTCTACCAAGGTGGATGCTGATAAGCTGAGAGCACTGGAAGAGATTCTGTATGGCAAAGATCCTACAGGTCCCGAAACAGAAGACGGCGTAGATCCCCGTCTGCCTCTGCCGGATGAGATCATCACTCTGATGACCCCCGCTGGTTAAGCATAAGAAACAAAAGATTTAAGAACAGGTACAAGGCCGTATTCAGGTAAGCTGGCGGCTTTGTATTTTTTTTTATTTGAAAGGAGAAATTTCGCATGATTAAAAAGACAATCACTTATACCGACTATAACGGTCTTGAGCGCACTGAGGATTTTTGGTTCAACATCACGGAAGCTGAGGCTCTTGAAATGGAGATGAGCACAACCGGCGGTTACGGCGATATGATTCGCCGAGTTGTCGCGGCTCAGGACATGCCGACTATCATCAAGGTATTCAAAGACTTTATCTTTAAGGCGTATGGCGAGAAGAGCCCTGATGGTAAGCGGTTCGTCAAGTCTGAGGAGCTTTCTACCGCATTCTCCCAGACCGAGGCATACTCTCAGTTGTACATGGAACTTGCCACCGATGCGGAC